TTATCTCTTGCATTAAATAGGATATTATTCTTAGCATTACCAAATGCAGAGTTTGTATATGCACAAATTAATGTATTATTTGATGCATTATCACCAATATGGTTAGAATAACCATTAATCATTGTCAATGCATCTACTGCTGACAAATTGTTTCTATGTGAATTTAAGATAAATGAATTATGAAGACCATTTGTTAATAGGTTTTCATCAGAATCAATTATTGTATTATCTTTTGCACCATAACTTACTCTGTTTCTATTAGAACCTACGAATAAGTTATTATTCATTGAAGCACCTTCTACGAAGGAGTTTCCATGAGACTTGAATAATACGTTTGGTTCACCATATCCTGGTTGAGTAGCACTGTTATCGAATGAGAATAAGAATCTATCCTTTGAATATTGGTTCTTGAAGTTATCTCTACCGAATATATCAACTGCTACGAAATCATTTTCTGGTAAATGACCTAGAATAAATGTAGGTGACTCTGGTGATGCATCCTTTCCTAATAGAGAATATGGAGATACACCAATACAATTTAACTGCATACCAGCACAGTATGCTTCAATATCTTCTTTCAAAGATGATGTTGCTTTGACAGTAGTCAACAGATATTGAGGAATATATTTTCCACCATCTTCTGGATATTTGTTAATACCATGGAATAGAGCTGCAGCGTTAAATTGGTTTTCTGCATCATCAGCATCAATACAGTCAGCTGCCACAATTGACTTATCAATTGCGATTGAACCGTCTTGGTCTAATTGTAATTCATCTAATACAGGTTTATCATAACCAATAGCTACACCACCTCTAATAGTCTTTAGACCATTATTGATTAAGTATAACTTCTGAGCAGTTCCAGAAACAGCAGATGGAATATCAAATGACCATTCTCCTTCATTTATTTGTTTTGGAGAAATATCTTCTTCATCTTTATCTTCTCTGACAGTAAATCTTAATTGTGTTTGGAAAGATACATATTTATTCTGGTTAGCTAAAATCTGAACACCACCATCATAAATACCAGTTGATTTTTCAACCTTACCATCAAACTGAGCAAATGCTACAATAGAAGCTTTTTGAACTTCATTTACATTAAAAGTTGCATCATCAGTTTCAGCATATTGCTTACCAATTAGAGCAATATGAGAGAAAGCTAAATCTTTTGTTATATTACATGACAAATAAGTTCTATCAAAGTTGAATCTATATAGACCATAAGGAACTGTACTACCATCTTCTTGTTTCTTCAACATGAATTCATTTGTTGGAACATAATACATTCCAAACAAATTTTCTGAGTAATTTTCTAATGCTTCTGTATATTGGTCTTCATTTATAGGTGCAACTGAGTTAGGACTCTTAATCTTATATGATACGTTCTTTAAAACGAAAGAAATGTTATTTTGTAGGAGTGTTTTATCTTGTAAAACATCCATAATAGATAATTTCTTATCTTTAGCTATACTGTCAATATAATGAACATATCCTGAAAATCCTTTAAATGTTTTCTTATTGACAACGAATTCTTCATCGTCAGCAATAAAAGGCAAACCTTGGACGAACATATATCCAAGGATAGCAAATTTAATACCACCTTCTTGTGATATTAAAAGATGTCTACCTTCATTTGTGAATACGAATTCACTTTTAACAATTTTGTATTTATCTGTATCTGCCATATAATTCCTCTAATTTATTTATACAGATTAAAAACTTACCAACCTCCAAATGGATCAATATCTGTTCTTTGATTAACTGGTACTTTTGGAACATATTTAACATGAGAATTCACATTATCCATTGGTTTTCCACTTGGTGTTCCATCAACTGTATCTTGTTCAATAGTTTTGTTTATTGACAACATATCAGATGATGCATCAACTACACTAGTCTTATCGTGAGTTTCTGTCTTTGTATCTAAATTAAATGTTTCACCTAATTCTGCATAACTTCTAAAGTCATCCATGTTATCTGTATTTACATTATCTGCATCTACAAATTCATGATTATTTCTCCAGACTCTTAATGAGAATTGATATGTTATTGGTGCACCTAAAAAGGTACTACCTTCTGCAAATTTCTTTACATTTATTACTTCATAATATATTCCATTATAATACATGTATATTATATCACCAATTTTTGGAATATATGATGGATATTTTGCTGATTTATCATCATAGTCAATCTGTGATGCTTCATCAAAATGTGCTATACTGCACATACATGTTATGATTTCTGTATACACCATGCCTTGCAATTCATATTGTTTTTGCATACTTGGCATACTTTCTGCATACATGTTTAATTCAAATCTTCTAACTATATTTTCTAATGGGTCTTCTCCCATTACAGGGTCTCTCTTTAAGTTCATTTCTTTAATAAAGTATTGAACTTTGAAACCATAAGTATTATAAGCTTCAGCAGTTAAACTATTCAATAGTGCAACTTCACTACCATAACAATCTGAGGTACTATCAAAGTATCTCTCTTTAGTCCAGTCAGTGTTTTCTACACTACATGCACCACCAAATATCTTTGCCATTTCTGAAGCGTAATCTGTCATATTATATTTATCTGATTAAAAAAGAGCCGCTTAACGACTCTTTTGAACTATCTCTAATATCTTCATTTTTGCATCTTCAGGAGATTTATAATGAACGAATATTCCTTTTTTCTTTTCCCATGCAGTTCCATTCTTTCCAAAGTCATCTATCAAAATTGAGTCTTTATTTGCATAGATTTCTTTACCAGTACCACGATTATTTGTCACTCCAAATGGAACTATAATGGTATGATGCAAATCTATATTAGTATGTTTCTTCAACCAATTTATCTTACCAATCTTACCATCTTTATAAGAAACTGCTGATAGAATATACAACTCTATATCTTCTTCCTTACAAAATCTATCTAACCATTTATAAAATGATTCACCAGATTCTGTCCATGGACAGTCTTCCCAGAATTCTGGACCTGCTTCATGGATGATAGGCCAATTGACCTTAGTTCCTTCGATACATTTGTATTCTTCACATTGCTTTCTAAAGTCAACAATTACTCCATCCATGTCAAGATATATAGTTGTTATCATAATTCCTCCATTATTATTTATATGATTATACCAATAAAAATCCAATACTTAAGCATGGTGATATGAATTATTATTAAAAATGCAAAAATTAAAATGAAACTTATATAAATATAATATAAATTATTGGAAAATAGCGGTTTCAATAATAGAATGATTTTTAAAAGCTAGAAATAGCTTCATCCTATTGTGCCGCTATCACAATAGGATTTTTAATTATTATGAAGAAAGGTTTAGAAATAAGATTATATCCAAGTAAAGAACAAAGAGTTCTCATAGACAGAACTTTAGGTTGTTCAAGATTTGTTTATAATCATGTTCTATCTTTAAAGAAAGAATTATGGGAAGACTATAAGTTAAGTTTCAATCCTAAATTAAAATCTTTCAAAGAAGAATGGAAGTTCTTAACAAAAGTTTCAGCACAAGCTTTAGCAAATTCATATATGGATTGTATGACTGCATTTAATAATTTCTTTAATTCTATAAAAGGTAAATCTAAAGCTGTACAGAAATTTCCAAAGTTCCATAAGAAAGGACAAAAAGATTCTTTTAGGATAGCTGCTTTAAAGACTTCTAAAGGATATGATATAAGGATTGAAGACCTTGAACATGTTAAAGTTCCTAAACTTGGACTAATTAAATTTAAAAACTATAATAATTTAGATTGGTCTAAAGTTCATATTTACAATATAACAATTAAAAAGACGCCAACAAATAAGTATTTTGCAAGTCTTTGTGTAGAAGTTAATGAACCAGAATATGTAGAACCTAAGTTTGATGCATGTGGTTTTGATTTAGGTCTTAAAGATTTCTGTATCTTTGATACTGGTGAAGTAATTGAAAATCCTAAGTATTATAAAAAGACTGAATATAAAATAAAGAAAACACAAAGACAGCTATCTAAATGTAAGAAATTTAGCAAGAATTACAAAAAGGTTAATCTTAAGCTTGCTAAACTACATGAGAAAATAAAGAATCAAAGAAAAGACTTTCAACATAAAGTGTCAAGGAAAATAGTGAACGAAAACCAAGTCATTGTTTCTGAAGACCTAAATGTTAGAGGTATGTTAAAAAATCACAGAATTGCTAAATCCATACAGGATGCAAGTTTCAGTTCATTCTGCAATATGATAGCATACAAAGCATTGGAACAACATAGGCAGTATGTAAAAATAGGAACTTTCTATCCGAGTTCTAAGTTATGCCACTGTTGTGGTTTCAAGTATAAAGGTCTAAAGTTAGAAGAACGCTTTTGGACTTGTCCTGAATGCGGAATATATCTTGATAGAGATGAGAATGCTGCTATTAACATATTAAATGAAGGTCTTAAAATTTTAAGTAGAAATACTGATGTAAGGTCAGGAAACGATAAATCGTTTAAGCCTGTTGATACTGAGAGCATTAGTTCTCTTGAGCAGGAATTAGTCATAACAGGTAGTTTGACTACCTGTCACGCTGAGAAAATTAACTGTCTTTAGCAGTTGATTGCTTAATATTGGTCGAAATTAGACTTAATTAAACCACCAGGATGTTCATCTGTTGAATTTGTTAATGCTTGTATTTGTTCTACTGTTAATGTATGTAATTCCATTACATTGGCTTTCAAAGCCAATTCATGTCTTAACATTTCACATATTGCGTATGCATCAATTAAGTCACTTGTTGGTGCATTACCTTTCTTATCGTCAACTACAACTGGTAAATCACTTATATCAAACTTAACACCTTTATAGTCTTTATATGTTTGATATGGGCGAATTTTTCCTGCATTACCTTTACCAGTAAAAAACTTCTTATGTGTTCCAGGAGGATAAAATCTTAACTTCTTTCCTTCTCTAAATAAACTCATTTTGATATTTCCTTCAAATTCTGCTAATGAAAATATCATTCCTTGCGCACCAGATTTACCCATAGCATATTCTTCAACTGCTACTACATCACAGTCTTTACACCATTTTAAAATATAATCACAAAAGAATTGGTATCTTTGATATGTACAACTATAATCTTTTACATTATAGTAAATCATATCAGGACTCAATTTTTGTTGTTTTAATGTGGTGACAAATCCATGACGTTCTATATTAACTACATTGAATTTGTCATCCAATTCCATAATAACAATTCCCGAGGAGCTTATGCTAAGGTCACAACCTGCAATTTTCATAAAAATACCTTTTAAATTGTTTAAAATTTAATTTATCTTTATCTTCTTTAGATAAATTAAATTCAATATATAATTTTTTAATTTTTTCTTTTAAATATATTTGAAATTCATTCCATGTACAATTATTTTCTTTTTTATATTCATTATATAATTTTAATCTAGATTCATTAGTTTTTTTACATGAATTTTTTATTTTTTCAATTGATTTTTTAGATAATTTATTACTTTTCATACGTATTTTTGCTTTTTCAGATATTTTTAATCTAGTTTCAATTGAAACTGTATGACCTTTTAATATACCTTTTCTACCTTTAGATATATTTTCACACCACTTTTTATCAAATTTTTTATTTTTATTTGGTCCTATTTTTCCTTTTCTATTACCAAATTTTTCTTTTCTTTCTTCTGCAGTAAATCTATAATGGTCCCATGATGATTTTTCTCTAATTTCTTTTGGTCGAGGTGTTTCTCTTAATAATTTTTTAGTATCAGCTAATTCATTAGAAATTTCATCTATTTTATTTTCAAATTCTGATAATTTTATATTACCCAACGTTCTTAAAATAGAATTAACAAATTTCCATTTATATTCAGATTTACAACATTTCGCAGCATAATAATGTATTAAAATATGATTTTTAATACTTAAATTAATTATATTATCATCAGAATTATCTATATCTATATTTTTATCACGATATATAAATCTTGGTATAATATGATGTTTTTCTGTGTATTTTTCATTTAATGGATTAGGATTTTGGATAATATCCATCATTAAATGAAAATATAAATTTTCTTCATATATATCTTTTATAAATAATTTAGTAAACATAATAACCTCACTTTATTGTGTTTATAAGGATAATAGGTAGCAACTATTATCCTATTTTATTTATATGTTGATTATTTCAACAAATTTCTTAATTTTCTTCAACATTTCCTTAAATTTTTCTACAAGTTGCTGATTTTCTAAGATAGCTTGTGTAAATTCATCAAATGTTTTTACTCTTGTATCACTTTCTGAAATAAGCTTAATACTTGCTACATGTTCACTAATTGAATTATCAACATATAATTCTTCAACAACTAAAAATAATACCAATCCTTTTGGC